TTTTTCTTTGCCATTTTATTGCTCGTTTGTTGTTATTACTCCTTTTGGTTCTAATTGCACCTTTCGAACGTTTAAAGGTTGCGCTACCTTCCATGCTGTTCTACGTGCTTTATATAATCTACTCTTTGCTATTCGTGAAACACTTACCGAGTTTCCCTGATTACCTCCTAACACGTGATAGTGCGTATCGTCTTCTCCTACATATATTCCTACGTGTCCACCACCATTTCTTTTGAATGTTAACACATCACCTAACATTGGTTCGGTTACTTCATTGCCCCAGTTAGACCACGATAACGCCCACAATGGCTTATTTATTACTTCTAATCCTGCCATGTGGCAACAATAACCTATGAATAAACCACACCACGGAATCTCGTCTGCATTATAAACACTTGAAAGCTTTAGTTCACGCGCCCAATTTAAAATAATAGGATTGTGTTGTTTACCTACAATCTCTTTAACTCCAAGTTGTTTAACGGCTTGAACTAATATCCGTGGTGCTTTCTCTTCTTTTAGCCAGTCGTAACTCATTCTTCGGTTAATTCATCTTTTGGTACAATAGCAAAATTATTATCGTCAGTAATTGGTTTTGTAACTGAGCTATTTGCTTTACCATAACAGTCATAAAGGCGTTGTTTTAAATCCTGTACATCTGAATGAGTGTAATATAGCCAAATAGCCAAAACCCCTGTAGCTCCTTGCTTTTTAATTACTGAAAAAATTTGATTTAAATCTATCACAATATTAAAATTTGGTTGTTATATCCGTTTCCATTTTCATAGTTACAAGTTCCGTGGCAGCAGCCCGTACATCCATGGCAATCAATCATAGGTCTTAAATCAGTATCTCGATTCTCTTCAGAAATAAATTCAGGATAAAGATTTCTATTTTTAATTAAGTATTTGATTAATCGTTGTTCAAAGAACGAAGCTTTTTGTGCGTAGTGTTCCATACCAAAAGCTACCTCACGTTGACTTACCGAGCTTGAAAAATCACCGTTTTGTGTTTGAAGTCCTTTGTTTTTAAGTTGGTATGTTAAACCGAAAACAGCATCTTCAGCTGAACGCCACGCAACAATCGGTTGAATGAACTTAATTAGCGTTTCTTCGTCGTTTGTAGCCGTTTGTGTATTATACACGTTTAGCATATAATTAAAGAACGTTGTTCCTAATATTGGCATCACTCTTAATTGTGCCTGGGTTGCTATGTATGGAGTGACATCCGTAACGTCTACATTTGCCGTTATAGGTGTGTTCGTCTTTAGGTAGTTTTCAGTTATAAAGTAAAGCATTATGCTGGAGTTGTAGGGTTAGTAGGTTGAGCAATTGGAACAATATCACCGCCTTCAATTGGTGGTAACGATGCTAACGCTCTAATTTCGTTTGGAGTCATAGAACCCAAAACTTTTGTAGCCACTAAAGGACTTAAAGAATTCAAAGCGTCACTTGTTCGACTTGCGCTTTCTTCAACCTCAACGATAGTTTCGTTAATGATTTGAAAATTGTTTATCACAAGTTCACCTTTTACTTTAGCGATATGCAATAATTCATTGAATATATCTTGAACAATCTCACGCAATGGTTTAACGACATTTTTTTCAAAGATTACATACGCTTGTTTGATGTCGCTTCCGTTGCCTAAACTACCCGAAGTTCTAACACCCATTAATATTGGGTCGATCGTGTGAGCAAAACAAATCTGCTCGGTGTTTAATCCCGAAGCTTCTTGAAATAATTTATCGTTTGAATTTGTAGGTAAACTTTCAATTTTTGGCATCTGCTCTGCTGAGTTAGCAAAGAATGCAACCGCTTTCCCTGCGTTTTCAGCGCCTTTTAGCTTATCAATAGTTCGTCTTAATACATTCTTTTCCTCTTCACTTTGTGGACGCTTAGGGAACATCATAGCAAAAGACGGGAAAACAGCGTTCTGAATGTTTGATTTTGCTAAGTACGACAACTCGCCACTTAAAAAAGCAAAGTTCAACGCACTTGAATACTGCGGCAATGGATAGTAGTCCTGCCCAATGCAAGGTAACTCATAAATAAACAGCTGCTCGTATTCTTTATTCAAAGGATGGTAAGGTGTAATCTCAAAAACATCTATTCGTGACGCCCAATCCTCACAAATAAAGTAAGTTTTCCCATCTCGGGAACGTCTTAATTTCTCTGGCGATAGGTTTTCTATTTTAGTTAGCTTACCTTTATCGTTAAAACATAGCTTAAAATAAACTCTTGAATGTATTATAAGCTGTTTAGTTACAATAGGTGCTATCTTTTTTAACTTAAGTTTGTTTTCAAAAGCGTATAATTCGACTTTTTCTTCGTTGCTTAGTTTATCAGTTATAATATTAAACCCACCACCGATTACTGCATTAACTTTGTAGTCTACAATTGCACCGTGTAAAGGTGACGTGTAATACATTTGGTTAAGGATTTCGGGATAAAGGTTATCTTGACCGAAAGGAATGTAACCTGCAACCTGATAACGACCATTTACATAAGGTAATGCGAGATTTGCGCCGCCAACCTTAGCAAAAGGTGTGCTAAAACTATGATAACCTTCCACAACCTCAACAGACGTTGTTTCATTTTGTTTAGAGAAAAAATTATACCACGCCATTAATCGTATATTGAATTAACAATTGCACCCGAAACAACCATACGACCTTCCTCAATTACGATTTCTGTTGTATCTTCTATTGTTACTGGTGGTACTAATGATTCATAAACCGAATAAGAATACTGACCTTTTACCAATTCAACATCTACGGGTTCATCCAACAAGAACTGATTAAATCTTTCAGGATACGTTGAAACATCTGCCGTAGTGAATAAAATTGGGTTTGACTCAGGGTTCATTTCGTTTTGAAACACGAACAAATAATAAGGGTTCGATAAGGTACTAACTTCGCTTAATGTCAACACTATATTATTTACTTCGTCTTTATTTATGTATATCACAACTATATTAAATTAGTTAGTCTTTTTGTTTAAAAAAAAAAGCACCCCGAAGGATGCTAATTTTCTTGGAGAAGATACTATTAAATAACCGCTAAAACAGCAGCTTCGGTAACCTCATAAGCTAAAAACTCATTCTCAGCAGTTAAAGTAACTGAATACTTACTACCATCCGCACGAGCAGTACCCGAACCCTCACCCGTTGCAGTCAACTGCATGAAAGGAAAGTACCAATACTTACCGTTAGCGTCTTGAACGATAATAGCTAAATATTGTTGACCAGCACCCAATACTTTAATAGCTTGTGATTTTGATTGGTCCCGTCTATGGAACATCAACGAAACGGTTTGAGTATAATAAGAAGATCCATTTACAAGGTCAATCGCAGCCTCTTCGGTGTACGAACCTGTGTTTCTTCTAATTTCAAACTCAGTAAAGTCTGTTGGTGTTACTAAGTTAATTTGGTCGATTGTCCACGTCAATGTTGGGTTTACATCTACGCTATCAATCTCATCTTGTTGGTTTATCCACACTTTGTAGATACCACCCGAATTGTTGTCACACGACTTTACAATTCCTTCTAATGCTTCACACGACATTTTTATATATTTTTTTATGTTTTACAAAAAAGGGTGGCGTTTATTGCACCACCCTCGAACCTATTTATTAATTATCGATTAGTCAAAACAAGATGACCAAACAGCGATTTGAGAAGGGTTAGTATAAAAGAAACCAGCTTTTACATTCGCACGAGTACGGATATATGGCTCAGCTACGGTGTCAGTTAAGTTAACAGCTTTCAATGCTTTAGAATCACCTTCTGCGTCAAATGCATATATTAAATCGTCTTTTAATGAAGCTACGATTGTATTGTCAGGCATACCCTCACAAACAACAACTTTAATTCCTAAGTAAGTAGACTGCAATGGAGCAGAAACATAAGTCAATGTGTTACCAGAAGCAGCAGCAAGTTCGTAAGCAGCAGCAACGTTTGAAGAAACACGGATTCTTAAATCAGTTTTTTTGAATCTAACCGATGCAGGCAAACCATTTACAACTGAATTGAAAGTGTCAAGTACGTTTGAAGAATCAACAGAACCACCATCTGTAAAAGCTAAGTTAGCGCCATCACCACAAAGTTTAACTAAGTAACCATCACACAAAGCTAAAAGCGGGTTTTCGCTTCCCGTATCACCTTGCCATCTAATTAACTCGATGTCCTCTTCGATTTGCTTAGCCATTTCTCCCCAGTAGTAGTTCATAAATGAAGGTACTGAAAAGTCACCGTTAGAACCTTGTGTCATTTGCAAAGCAACAAAAGATTGCTCTAAGTCGAACTGACAAATTTGAGCCATTGCAGAGAATGCACAAACATCGATTTCGATAGCATCCAATGTGTCGGTAGGAGCTTCGAAGTTACACGTAGATGCTTTAAGGATTGAACCGAAAGCAACATTAGCCAATTTAGTTTTTGATTTAATACCAGGCAAAGCGCGGTAAGTATCAGCAACATCAGCTGTTAAATAAGCACGAGAATAGAACTCGTTAGGGTTAGGACAAAGTAACGCGTTTGCTTCAATGTCAAGGTCGAATTTTAATTTTCTTTCCATTTTTGTTTTTATTTGATTTTAGTTATTACTTAATTTAGTTAATGCGCTGAATTTTTCAGCAATACTCATTTTTACT